TAGAAATTATTATAATCTTTAAAAAAACTAATCATCGGATTAGCACCTGATAATAAAAATACATCATCATTGCAAAAATCTAATAGCTTTTCGTAATCTATTCTTGGCTCATAATAAAAATGTTTTTGAGAAAAAGTCGCCAAGTCATAAATGGTTTTGACACCATTGGCATTCTTAGCAATCATAGTCATGTAATTTGTTGGCTGTTTGGTGTTCTCTTCACAATTAAGAACCACCGCAAACTCTAAACCAAATATTGCTTTCTTGCCGTGGCGTTTACAGGCTTTGTAAAATTTATTAAACCCCCAGGTTCCATTGTCAGCTATGCCAATAGCATCTTCCTTAGTGTTTTCTACGATTGTTTCTAATTTACCATATGCTTTTCTAAAACTATATTCCGTTCTTACTTTTAAATTAATCATTTACATATGTTTTAGGATATGTGCGATAACATCGACAGTCCATCCATTGCCTATCATTTTATATCTTTGCGTATTAGAAACGCCTTCAGTGTAATTATCAGGTACTGTTTGCAAGCGTTCACACTCTAAAGGAGTCAATTTTCGCCAATAAACCTCTTCATCTTTATCTCTTGTCAAACTTAATTTATGTTCATTATTTAAAGCAGGTGTCAAAGTAGAAACTTTCCCATCGTTTCTCTCTATTAATTCTTTAGATCTAAATGGCGTGTGATCTTTTCCAGTCAACTTTTTTATTTCTCTTCTGATCGCTTTGCCCTCCTCTGTTCTTCTTTCTTTGTAGCTATTCACAACAACTTTAGGTTCAGTGTTGCCACCACCATGAGCATTTAAAGTAGGCGACTTGCCTTCAGGACTGTAAACTCTTTTAAGTAAATCGTGTCCATTTATATCAGCAGCAGTTCCAACTTGTTTGGGTTTAGTCTCAACAAGTGTCATTCCATTATTACCAGCACCTTTCCACATTGTAGCAGTCATACATAAAGATTTCTGATCATCTCTTCTTAAATGTCTTCTGTTTCTTTCTGTTTGCTTAACAGGTTTATGATCTTCTATATATGATCCATCTGTTGGATCTTTATGATAAAGAGCCATAACAGTTCCTATTTTTTCAGAATCTCTATTATAAAAATACCCCTTACCTCTTTTTGCATTTAAAACACGATCTTTTTTCTCTTCGCTAAGATTGTATTTATTGTCAGTGTTTGTTTCTAATATGTCTTTTAAAACTATGCCTTTGTCTTCAATGTTTTTATTAAATGGAATATTGGTCCAATAATACCTCTGTCTGCTTTGTGCTGATAATTTTGAACTGTTTATTAAAGTAGGTTCAACACCAACTTGCTCTGATATTATAGATAGAAACTCTTTTTTCATTCTAACATTTTCTAATAAAAAATATTTTGGTTTTATCTCTTTCAACAATCTAACAAATTCAAAAAACAATCGAGATCGTGGATCGTCAAAAGCTAATTGTTTGCCTGCAAAACTAAAACCTTGACACGGACTACCTGCCAACATTAAATCAATATCAGTAAAATCTTCTGACTTTAATTTTAAAACATCACCTACTTGTATTGTATCAGGAAAGTTTTTTTGTGTAATTGACATAGCATATTTATCAATCTCACTTGCATGATAAGTTATGTTTTTATATCCTAATTTGTTCAAAGCAATTTGCCCACAACTCATGCCATCAAATAAACTTAACACTCTCATAATAAATAATTCTTACGCATCCATGTTATATATTCAACAAGAGCTTCAACATCGTTCATAGCTCTATGTGCATCATATTTTTTCTCAAAAGCATGATGATATAAATCAACTTGTCTTAAAGATCTTGGTGCATCTTCCGTTTGTAATAAAGGTCTTGATAATTCGACAGTGCAATGATTGTTTTGTGGATATGGAAATTTGTGTTCATAACCCAATCTTCTCAATTCATAAATGATCATTTGAATATCAAAAGCAATGTTATGGGCATATAAATCCGTTTCGCCAACAAAGAAATTGCACAACTCGTTATATCTTGCCACAAAAGGCATTTCATTCTTAACATCTTCATCGGTAATTTTATTAATTGCCGTAGCTTCTTTTGGAATTGGCATTTCAGGGTTGATCAAGAAATCTATACGACCCAATTCTTTTAAATCGTGATCAAGTTTAATTGCTGCAAACTCTATGATTTTAGGTTGCAGTTCTAAAGGTGCATTCTCGGCTTTTGGTAAGCCTGTAGTTT